CTACGAGTACTCTCGTTTGATTGAAGATATTACTGACGTTCAAGCACAACCTTCACTACGACGTTTCTATACAGAAGACGCAGGTTACGCTCTATCTAAGCAGGTAGACGATGACTTGTTTACTCTGTCTAAGTCTTTTGGTGATGGTGATGGTTCTGATTACACTCACTCTAACAGCTTCTACATTGATGGCGCAAATGGCATTGCTGCTTACGCTGAAGATACTGTAGCTGATTCTGACTTATTCACTGACCTTGCGTTTCGTGAGTTAGTACAGCAGTTAGATGATGCAGACGTTCCAATGGAAGGTCGTTTCTTAGTAATCCCTCCTAGTGTTCGTAACACTATTATGGGTATTGATCGCTACAACTCATCTGATTTCGTAGATGGTCGTGGCATCATGACTGGTCAAATTGGTAGCCTATATGGTATCGACATTTATGTATCTAGCAACTGTCCTGTAATTGAGACTGCTGCTAACAATACTGCTGGTGGAGATATTAAAGCTGCTATCATGGGTCAGAAAGATAGTATGGTTCTTGCTGAGCAAATGGGTGTTCGTACTCAAACTCAATACAAGCAAGAGTACTTAGGTGACTTAATGACTGCTGATACACTTTACGGTGTTAAGACAGTTCGACCTGAGTCTGGTTTGATTATTGCTGTTCCTGCGTAATCTAACTAACTAATTGGAGGGGGTTACTTAGGTAGCCCCTTCTACCTTTACAGGAATAGATATGGACAATATAGACCCCGTAGAGTATGGGAAACTATTAGAGAAAGTAGAAGGTTTAGAAGAAAAGGTTGCCTCTATGGAGTCAGACCTAAAACAATTATTAGCTTTAGCCAATAAGTCAAGAGGTGCTTTCTGGGTGGGGCTTTCGGTAGCAAGCTTTGTAGGAGCTTTAGTTACTATTATATTTAGACGATTCTTAGGATAACTTATGGCTATATACAGAGGTATAGGTGGTGCTGGTGATTCTACTACAGACGCTACAATTACAGAGGTAACAGAGCAAGCTACTAATGCTGCAATATCTGCTGCTGAAGCTTTAACTTCCGCATCGAGTGCATCTACCTCTGCGACTTCAGCTACTAGCTCGGCTTCCACTGCTACTACAAAAGCAAGTGAAGCTAGCACATCTGCAAGCAACGCTGCTACAAGCGAAACTAACGCTGCTACTAGTGCTACATCTGCTAGTACCAGTGCATCTAATGCTGCCTCATCAGCTAGTGCAGCAAGTACATCAGAAGCTAATGCTGCTGCTAGTGAAAGTGCAGCATCAACTTCAGAAACAAATGCTGCTACATCAGAAACCAATGCAGCTACTTCAGAAACTAATGCAGCTAGTTCAGCTACTGCTGCTAGTACGTCTGCTTCTAATGCAGCGACTAGTGAATCTAATGCCAGTACCAGCGAAACTAATGCTGCTACATCAGCCACCAACGCGGCTACAAGTGAAACTAATGCTCAGACAGCAGCAGACACAGCCTTATCTGCTTTAGATAACTTTGACGATAGATACTTAGGACAGAAAGCATCTGACCCAACATTAGACAATGATGGTAATGCTTTAGTAGCTGGTGCTTTATACTTTAATACTACTGATGACGTAATGAAAGTATATGATGGGTCTGTATGGGTAGCCGCTTATGCTTCGTTATCAGGCACATTAGTAGCAGTTAATAACTTATCAGATGTAACTAGTGCATCTGCTTCTCGTACTAACTTAGGTTTGGGTACAGCGGCTACAACTGCATCTACTGACTATGCAACAGCAGCGCAAGGTACGTTAGCTGATAGTGCTTTACAGAATGTAGTAGAGGATACTACCCCACAGTTAGGTGGTGATTTAGCTTCTAATGGTAATGATATTAACTTTGGAGATAACGACAAAGCTAACTTTGGTGCTGATAGCGACTTGCAGATTTACCATACAGGTGGTGCTAGCGTAATAAGAGACTCAGGTACTGGTAGTTTATATATAGATGGTAGCAGTGAAATCTTTTTAAGAGGACAGTCTGGCTTTTCTAATATGATTAAAGCTATAGATGGTGCGCAAGTTGAGCTATACCATAATAACTCACCAAAACTTAGCACAACAGCAACAGGTGTAGACGTAACTGGTACTGTAACTACAGACGGCATGACTACATCTGCCGACATTAATTTCGGTGACAACGACAAGGCTGTATTTGGTGCTGGCTCTGACTTGCAGATTTATCATGATGGTTCTAATAGTTATGTGACAGATACAGGTGCTGGCGTATTAGCGTTAGTGTCAGATAACCAAGTCAACATTCAAAAGACACCATTTGAAACAATGGCACAATTTGTAGCAGATGGCCAAGTTAGTCTTTTCTACGACAACGCACAGAAGTTTGCCACAACAGCAACAGGCGTATACGTAACTGGTACTGTAACTGCTGATGGTTTAACAGTAGATACAAATACTTTACATGTTGATGCTACTAATAATCGCGTTGGTATTGGTACAACTAGCCCTGCTGAAGAACTTCATATTTCAAATAGTTCAGATGTTAGAATTGCATTACAAAACACTTCAAATCGCAGGTACGACATAATTTCAGGTGATTCTGGGGAATTTAGAATCTTTGACACTGCCGTTGGCGAGCGTATGCGCATCGACAGCAGTGGTAATGTTGGTATTGGTACTAGTAGCCCTTCTACAGCATTAGAGGTTAATGGTACCATTACTGCAACAACAGTAGACTTAGGTAATTGGACAATAACAGAATCAGCAGGTGTGTTGTACTTTGCCACTAGTGGTACTAACAAGATGAAGTTAGATGCTTCAGGTAATCTAACAGTGGTAGGTGATGTAACAGCTTATGGAACTATATAATGGCATTACAAGCATCAGGAGCTATATCTCTTAGCGAGATACAAACAGAGTTTGGTGGTAGTAATCCTATCAGCATATCAGAGTACTATGGTTCTGGTGGTGTAACTGGCAGTGGTGAGATAAGTCTTACTGACTTTTATGGTACTAGTAATCGAGTAACTATTAATTTAACTATTGCTTCTAATACATCTGTTTATGACATCTTTGCTAACAAAGGTGGTACATACAGCGCAGGTAACACTGACGTTATTGTTACAGTCAACGCAGGTGTAACTGTATCTGCTGGCGCTACTGACTACGCCATGAGGACAGATAGTGGTGGTCAATGGGCTGCTGGCGATACCATTAAACTAATTAACAATGGTACTATTGCAGGTTATGGTGGTGCAGGTGGTAATGGTGGTATTAATGTTTCAAGAGTTGGCTCTAATGGTGCAGTAGGTAAACATGCTTTTAGAGCTAATACTAATTGTACTATTGATAACAATGGCACACTAGCTGGAGGAGGCGGTGGTGCTGGAGGTGGTGGCTTCTGTACTCAATCAGGCAGAAATAATACTAAAGCATCATTTACTACTGTCACTGCTAATGGCGGTGGGGGTGGTGGAGGCGCTGGTCAGAACGCTGGTGCTATCGGAGCTTATGGTTCTGGAGGTTCTGCTGCAACTGCTACAGCAGGTGGCACAGGTAAGACTGGTATATTTACTAATAATACTCAAAGTACTGGTTTTGCTCGTGGCGGTAATGGAGGTAATGGTGGTGCAAGAGGTGCTGTTGGTGCTAATGGCTCTACTGCTACTGGAGCTGCTGGAGGTTATGGTGGTACTGTTACTAACTACGCAGGTGGTACAGGTGGAGCAGCAGGTTTTGCAGTAGCAGGTGGTGGAACAGTTACTTGGGAAAGTACAGGCACACGATATGGGAGCTTTTAAGAGTGATATTATTTAGAGTATTTATAGAAAACAAAACAGTAATCAATAGAGTTTACTGGGCAGAAAGTCCAACAGAACAAGCCTTAACTGATAGGCTGTCTGAAATTACTGATGTATTTCCTAACGAGACTTTTCCATACCCACCAGCAATCTTAGGTAAAGACTTATACGATAATGTATCTACGCTACACCAATGCTCACCAGATAATAACAGTGCAGTTGCAGCTAAGATACAAGGTAACTTGTTACTAGACAAAGACTTTATTCGTTATATCTATGACTTAGATACTAACACTAAGACTTACGAGATATTCTATAAAGATGATGCAGCATATTCTATGCAGCCTTTAGGTGCTGGTCTTACTGTTTA